AATGAAAACTCCTTTCGTTAATCTATTGAGACAGTTACTTACTATAATTTCTTTAAGTTTTTACGTGGACCTTTTTCAAGTAAAATTTTATATGGTTCCGGCATTTCATAGTTTCCCCAACGTGTGTACAAAACCTCTTTGAGCAAAACTGGATGTAAATATCTCTGAACAACTTCTATTATTTGCTCTGAGAAATTCTTTAAATCAGATATATCTGAAATTGGCATACGAATTTCATTTTTATTTATATCCGGAAGAATCAATAATTTTTGCGTTCCGGATAACGAAATACGGCAAATCCATTTTCTTACATTTTTCTCATACAAAACAGCAGTATAGGATCCTGTATGCTTAAGGCTGATTTTATTCACGTCAACGGTATTCTTCAGGACATCTTTGATTTCAGAAAGAATATCCCAATGTTCGTTTGTTTGTATATTGGGAGCTGATACATTTGAACTGGTAACAGTGGTGTTAAGAGCCGCCTGGATTTTATCAGTCAACAATTCATTTATGTAATCGGTTAGTGCTTTTTCTACAATAGGTCGAAACTTTTCTATCACAGACTGTGTTTTTGCACCTTTATATACTGGCTGAAGAAAAAGCTTGATAAAATCATCAGTCGGATTTTTAAACTGATTTTCGATAAAATTTTTAAATAAACTATTATATTTCAATAATGAAGCAGAGTCCATAATTTCAGAGATATTAAGATTTTGTTTTTTAAATTTATTCAACTGAGAAATTTCTGCATCTTTGATATTAAGAAGATTGATATCTAGGAAAGGCTCTTTATCCATTTTGTTTGTGTCATCTAAATCTGTATAGAACTTATATTCTATACCATTGGTAAGAATGGCAAATTTAGCAGGTGTTGACACGAAATAGCGAAATAACTGAGAACTATGCCGATCTAACTTCTTATTTACAGATTTAGCTTCAATAAGAATGACAGGATCTTTACCCATCAGGATGGCATAATCAACCTTTTCTCCTTTTTTAATTCCAATATCAGCTGTGTATTCCGGACAAAATTCTAAAGGATTAAACACATCATATCCAAGAAGTTGAAAAAAAGGAACAATCAGAGACATTTTTGTAGCCTCTTCGGTTTGAAGAGTATCCTTGATATTTTCAAGACGCTCGGTGTATTTTCTTAATTCATCTTTGAATTCCATAATGGAAATCCTCCCTCTGTAATATAGACAATTTTAATGCAGATTATTTTCCTAACCTCAATTCAATTAATTTTTGATGATATCCAGTTATTCGGGATATCTGTTCAATAGTAAATTCTTTATATTCTTCCAAAAGCGAATCTGGTAATAACAGCTCCGTTCTTTAATCTGCTGATGAAATCATATGTATCACCGCAAATGGTTCGAAATAAATGACATAATTATCAACAACAGCGTATACACCGTATTTAGCATGGTAACACTGAATAGCCTCTTTTAAATATTCCTCCGTAGCATCCAGATATTCAGCCATCTCATAAAGATTCCCACATCCTGCTTCATAAGCACTGATCAGACCGGTAAGTCCAATCTTTAGATTATACCCATAAAGCCGAGCTCGATACTCCTGTTTTCGGCTTTCTGCCTTATTCTGGTCTAAAATGTTTCCGGAGCTGGTGCGATAATGCCCGATTTCTTCGGCAAGCACACAAGATTTTTCTGCTTGTGTTTCTATATCCTTTCGGATTGCTATGCGACTGCCACGGATCAGGCCATCATGTTCAGTAAGAGGTTGTTCTTTAACAAGTAACCCTTCCTGATTGGCAGCAGTCAGTAATTGTTCGTAATTCAATTGGGATCACCCCTTTAGCGATTAAAATAAAACGGTTCTCTTTAAGCTGTTTGCTTGTAGTCAACAACTGCAATTTCAGTCAGCATACCTTTAACTTTTTGAATAATTTCTTCGATTCGCTCAAGTGTTTCACCATTTAAGTATTCTTCCCCGCATTGAGAACACTTTTCACAAGGAACGTTCTTGATAATGATATAGCATCCCTGATAATCAGTCATGTAAGTTGTTGTAGAAGATTCAATATTACCTTTGCAGTAAAAACAAGTCATTATGCGTTCTCCTTTCTAGTCTTGAAATCAGATTCCCATTTATCAAAACTGGGGAAATAAGCTGTTATAAGGAACAAATCCGATTCGTGATTTCCGATGACTACATGAAGATATTTATCTTCGATGCTCATCCCCAGAATTAAACAACTGGGGTAAGGATAATCATCTGGATATTGTTCGATGATTTCTCCATTCATAATACAGGATATTACATCTTTTAAGAATATTCCACGCTGTTCCAGCCTTTTAGCTGCGTGGAGTGTAATACGAATGTTTTTGGGTATACATAGTTTACGCAATTCCAATATATCTAATGCCATATCATTCCTCCCATTCTGAATCATCATTCATAATATCCAGATCATGCTGAACACCCTCAGGAGTCTGTTCTACATCCGTCCTGGCATGAGCTGCAAGAAGATCTTCTTCCATCTGCTGGGTGGAGAGGAGGTTCTTTGAATAAGTTGAAACTTTATTTTTATTGGATGTAGATAATTGATCGTATAAAACTAAAAGATCAATATAGCGTGATATACGTTTAGCTGTTTGCTCCTTATTGTTAGATATTACTGTCATTTCAATGGTTCCTATGGGATCCCCCAATTGAAAAACAAAATCAGAATTCTGGTTTGTTGAGGTATTTTCAGAAGCAAGATTTATTGTTTGCTCATTATCCATCATTTTTAAAAGAGTATCTAGTTCAAGTCCCATTCCAGAAGCAACTTTGGCTATTGAGGGAAGGGTAGGAGAAATAGGCTTGTTATTTCTGGGATTTACATTATTTTCCAGCATTGAAATATATCCTTTGCTGAGCGAACAGTTACTTGCAAATTCACTCATACTTATATTATTTTCTTTTCGATATTTTTTTATGATATCTCCCAGTGTCATTGATACACCACCTTTTCTTTGTTTAGTATATTGTACAATAATGAAAAATAAAAGTCAACGAAATTGTTCAACATACTTGACAAATAATTCGACAAATGATACTATACGAATAGTTCAACATGATGAACAGAAAGGGGGATAGTAAAATGGGATTTAAAATAAGAGAATGTAGAAATGAAATAAATATGTCTCAAGAAGAGTTATCTAAAAAATCTGGTGTATCCAGAACAATCATTTCAGGTTTAGAGAACGGTACAATTACAGTAACAACTACAGAAACATTACTTAGAATTGCACGTGCTATGAATAAAAAGGTTGTGGATATTTTTTTTGAAACATAGTTCAACATGTTGAAAAAACAACAGGCATATCCAGAAAGAGGTGAGATAAATATCAACGATTGTAGTAGCCATAATTGCATCAGCAATTACCGCCAAAATAGTAGCCACCTACTATTTTAAAAAAGTAGATGGCTATGTTAAAGAAATGTGTGAAATGACAAATAAAAATAATGAAAAAACACTGTCTATTGTACACAAACTTCAAAGAAATTCTCTCCCAAAGGAGTAAGACACCCAAAATATTTTTTGATTTCCAGTTTCTTTGGTTTGTTTAGACTCTCTGTTTGTATAGAAAGAATTTTATAATATTCAGTTTCTTTAAAAGACTCATAAATAGAATCGTCCACTAGAGAGGCATCGGTTATTATTTTTATTATTCCTAATCGGTTAAGAGAGGAAATAGAAGAGCAAGCCTGCTCGAGGCTAATTTCTGAAAACGAAGGAATATAAACGTTTGAAATAATGGTATTGAAACTATTGTCACTGTAATCTCTTAAAATATAATCAACTAATGGAAAACTATCTCTAGGATCAAGACTTTTTAAAATTTTAGCGTCCAAAGGACTCATTTGCTTAATAATTTCTGCAAACGATGGATGAACAGCTTGAGTGTATCTGTCATCCATAGACTTAGATATTAAATTTACAAATAGTTTTCGAAGATCTTCTGATTCAATACAGTATTTGGAGTTTTCAAGAGCTTGGGCGGTTGTCTGAATGTTTGGTTCAGTAAGGTTCTCTTCGGGAATAGCTGCGATTGATTGAGATAACTCTTGACCATACAGTTCAAGGTCATGAGCGTATTTCATGCGACGCTTATCAGCGGCTTGAGTAATTCCGCCAAAAACCAAAAACCATAAATCAGAAAATGTTTGACCTATTCCTTGGGTTGGCTTATCCGTGAGATTTTTAACAGCGTTATCAATAGAATCTGGTAACTCAAGTAATTTGATAAGGGAAGAATCTTTATCAGACATAGTTATTACCTTCTTTCTTATGTACTAGGCATGGCAGTGCCTGTAATACCAGAATAGGAGAGCAAAGAGGAAAAGTCAATAGCTGTCAGACCAGAATGAGACAGCATAGGGAAGAGGTGAAGTGAGATGGAAATTCGATCTATAAAAATTGATTTCGACAAAGATATGCTGGAAATCAACGGAAAGAAAGCAGAGAAGCCAGTTATTGTAACTCTCCCAGGGCCTGATGGATGGCCCACACAGAAAATGTTCAACCCGGAAATCAAACCCTATGAAGAGTATGGACGTATCACAGTCACTATCAATAATAAGCTTTGATAAAACGAATGTTATTGGATACAGCATAATCAATCATTTTAATGAAATGACCGTTTATGATTGTTCCACAGATTTCGGAAATATCTTTGCCAGCATTAGACGGAATAGCAATTAAAAGATAATTTCCGGCAGAATCCTTACATTCAGTAAAGTAAGTATCATATCCATTGATATTTATTGAAATAGGTTCCATAAACGATACTCCTTTCTTAGATACTCGGCATGCCAGTGCCTGTAATACAAGAATAGGAGAGAAACAAAGAGAAGTCAACAAAGGCCGTTCGACAAACTGCTTAAATTTTTATAAACAGTAACCCATACATATCATTTCCCATACCATAAAAAAGAGGTGAGGAAGATGTCAGAATTAAAGCTGGTAACAAGAAATATCCGTATTAATGGAATTCAGCATAAAGCCAGTGATATGTCAGAAGAAGAAATCAAATGCCTGCTCATCCAGAGGCAGGATGAACTTCTTCTGAGCATGAATTACGAAAGAAAAGCCGCCGGTTAAGGCGGAGAAAGAAGGACAAGCATTATGAAACAGTACATAATCATAGCCCTCTGCATCCTTGCAGGGAAATATGTGGACATCCCGATCTGGTTTAACATCCTCTTTGGGATATCCGCATACTGGGCGGTAGATCAGTTCAGGAGAGTTCAGGAGAAAGAAACATGTTCAGAGACAAAATAAGAGAGATTCTGGAACTTGTACTCAAAGCTGAAGAAAAGAATATTTATGTGGCATACAATTATGACACAGGCACAAAAGCATTAGCGATTATAACAAACACAAAGGTATTTGGCTTTGAAGACAATGAGTATATGGAAGAATGGTCAGAAGAATGCATTCAGTATCTCAAAAACCTGATCGGGGAGAGAACAGAATGACTGAAGAAGAAAGAATGAGGGAAGTAGAACGGATTTCCAGAAGAACCAAAGAATCCGTCAAGATCCCGCCAGATCAGCAACGAATCATCCGTATTGTTCGATTTAAGAGCGGAAAACTGGTACTTGTATAGGAACGCTGGAAGATGCCATTCGAAATGCAAAACGAATGGAAGACCTCTACGGACCGATCGAACACATAGAATAAAAAAGACTCATGTAACGCAAATACATGAGCCGGGGTGACTTTTGCCACTTGGATATTAAACCTGTAAAAAATATAACATCCAGGTGGCGAAAAGTCAAGATTTAAGCAGGAGAAAACCTGCTATATTTTTAACCTTTTTCAGGGGACAGGAAAGTCCCTTCAGGGCTTGATTAAGGGTATTAAACTTACGACACCGGGGTGACATATGAAGTGTGGATACATAAGAGATACATGGGATTGTGGGGAAACCTTAGAGGTAGAGGAAAAGCATACAGGAAGATATGGTGCAAGGGGGCAGAAGAGGGAGCCGAAGAAGGAACCCACCCCGGAAGACATCATAAGGCAGAATCAATGGAAGCGGGTGAGAGATCTTAGGAGGCTGGTAAAGTGGAACTTCACAACCGGAGACAGCTGGATCACACTCACCTACCAGAAAGACAAGAGGGTAAGCTGGGAAGAGATGATAAAGCATATGCAGAAATTCATAAGAAAGCTTCAGACCAGATATCGGAAATATGGTTGGACCTTAAAGTATATCTGGAGACCACAGATAGGAAAGAGGGGTGCGATCCACATCCATATCCTCTTAAATGCCGAATCAAATACAGAGACCCGGACAGAAAAGATTGTCAGGGAACTTTGGACACATGGGAATCCGAACATGAAAGTGGTATACGACCTGAAGAACGGAGATCTGGCAGAGTACATAGCAACACCTTTACAGGAATGGGAACCGGAAAAAGCAAAAGCATATCATCCGTCCAGAAACCTGATCCGCAAAAAACCGGCCAGAAAAGAAATAAAAAGACGTTCCCTGATAGACAAAGATGGAGTAGTCAGAGAACCCAAAGCCCCCAAAGGTTACTATGTGGATCCGGATTCCATCAAAAAAGGGATCAATCCTGTGACAGGATACGCGTACCGCCATTACACACTTGTAAAGATAGACAGGAGGATTTGAAGATGGACCAGAAAATGGCAAGAGTAGATATTTCCCTTATCGTCAGTGATAAAAGCGCAAGGATAAAGAAAGGCAGGTGCGTATACATCATTGCCAGCCAGGATTTTCCAAAAGGTCCGGGAAATCCGATCAGCGGCAGAGAAGAAGCAGAAGATACCACACCACACCGCCTTGTCATGCTGGGACTGATCGCTGCCCTGAAAAGAATACGCAGACCGTCCCTGATCACAATCCATACAACCTGCCAATATCTTGCAAATGGTCATAAGAACCTTAACGTATGGAAGACAAACGGATGGAAAAGAAGCGGGGACCGGGAATTAAAAAATGCAGACCTCTGGCAGGAGATAGATAAACAGCTCAGCGGTCATGCAGTAAGATTCCAGACGGAATTTTAACACAAGGAGAGGAGAACACAATGTTTGATAAATTTGGAGAAATGAATTCATACACAGAGATCAATGAACTGGCAGCCAATCTTCTGCAGGAAGGAGATCTGGACAGCTTAAAAGAACTGGCAAAGGAAAACGGCATTCCGGATGATTATGTAGAGATGTATCTGGAAGAAGCCATCCCATCCCTCTGCGATTCCACATCTGCAGCTATTGGCAAAATCGATGTGGAATGCACGAAACTAAAACCCAAGGAACTGATGCTGGACTGGGTAGAGTACATCAAGGGACTTTGTATGGAGAATGAGATGATCGCCCACCAGGTCCGCAAGAAAGGAAAGACTCTGCAGGGATGCATGGTGGTTCTGCTGGAATATTCTTTTAAAAACCAGATCACAGTAGATAAAGCGATCATAAAGGCAGCAGGAGTCAGTGCCGGTAAGGTGACATTTGGAGTTCCCGGTATGGCAAAAGCCAAGGAGCTGATCCGGGATTACTACATGGGAGGGGCAAAGGCATGAAGCGGACAAAATTATTACGCTGCATCCCATGTACAGTTCCAAAAGTAAAAGATTCCGACAGCGTGATCGCTGCAAGCCAGCTTCTTGAGGCGGACGGAGAGCGGGCAGTAGAGATCAGCCTGTTCGTCAAAGGAGAACTGAAAGCCCGGTATTTTGCAGATAAAAAGAACCACAGTACATGGGTAAATGAAACATGGACAACCTGCGGGCTCAAAAATGTACTCAGACTTTGCATGGGCCAGCCGGTTTTGAAAAACGATTTTTACCACGGCTCCCCGGATATGGAATGGGCCGCACAGGAAGACAGGGACAGGGTATATAACTTTCTGGATACCTACAGCATTGGCAGTTACGAGACTACAGTGAATGAAACAAAAAGAGACCTGGCATACATCCGGAAGCAGGAAAGAATCAATGAAATGATGACAGAAGTCCCCTGTGTGCCGGAGGAAGCAGAGAAGTGGGTAGAAGATAAACTATTTCCGGGAAACATCCTGTTTTTTAAGAAAGAAGAGAACCGGACTACATTCAACTGTACTGCCTGCGGTTATGCCGGCTGGAGAAAAAACGGATGGAAGCATGGAGAAAAAACCATATGCCCGAAATGCAAGGCACCGGTAACGACAAACAGCAGACAGGAGGAAAAGACAGCCAAAGCCATGGTAACCATTCTACAGCAATATGACAAAAAGTGGGTGGAGCGTCAGTTTCGGGCAGTCTGCAGATGGACAGCAGGGAAGAAAGAAATAAAGCTGTCTGAGAGGATCAGAGCTATCATGCCGCTGAGGGAAACCTGGGGAAAAGTGTGGTACGGCACGATTCCGGAAGCGGATGAGTTCACACAGGAATTCTGGGACAAACCACATGGAAAGAGATTTGTTCCGTCATACCTGTATCCCGGAAATCTTCCGGAAGTGTTAAAAGCCGGAGGACTGGAACACAGCGGAATGGATATCCTTGCAAATGCAGGCATGAAATTCAACGTAAACATCTATATCATATCCTTCCACAACCACCCTTATCTGGAATATCTGACAAAAGCCGGTCTGACAAGACTGGCAGCAGATATCGTAAATGGTCACTGGGTAGAGATCAACAGAAACGGAAGGAATCTCAGGGAAGTACTGATGCTGGACGGAAACCACTTAAACAGGCTGAAAACGATAAACGGTGGAGCCGCCATCCTGGGATGGCTCAGGTACGAACAGGACAATGACATCCGGATTACACAGGAAAGCTTGGAATGGATTGCCGGAAAGAATTTAAAAATAAGTGACTGCCAGGATATCCTTAATGAACTTGAAAGCGTGAACCGGATGGTCAACTATCTGAAGAAACAGAAAATAGCTCCAAGTAAATCTACGATCATATGGAGAGACTACCTGCGTATGGCAAGAGAAGAGGGATACGATACCACTGACGACATTGTGAGACTTCCAAAGGATTTAAAGGCTAGGCACGATCAGCTGGTAGAAGTGAGAAATCAGAGAAAAGATGATAAACGGCTGGAAGGATATAAGAAACTGGATGACCGGATAAAAGAAAGGCTTCCGGACATGAAAGATTACTTCTGGGAAGACCGGGAATACATGATCATACCGGCAGGAACATGCAAAGAACTGATGGACGAAGGAAGAACCCTTCACCATTGCGTGGGAAGCAGTGACACCTACATGAGAAAGATGGCAGATGACGTCAGCTGGATCCTGTTCCTGCGAAGAAAATCAGAACTGGAAAAGCCCTACTACACCATAGAAATCAGTCTGAAGGACGACCATATCATCCAGTTCTATTCAAAATATGACCGACAGCCGGATAAAGAGACCATCAATGGTATCCTGAACCGGTATAAACGGAGCATCCGAAAAAAGAAGATAAAAATTCAGGTACCGGCAGCAGGCATAGCATAAGGAGGATACTATGGAATATATGCAGTTAAGTATGGATGACTATATCCAGAGCAAGAATGAGATCAAACAGGAATTGGGAGGGATCGTAAAAAGCTTCGTGCGGATCGGATGGCAGCTGACCCGTATAGATAAGTCAGGAGCCTATAAACACGATGGATACAACACCATTGCAGAATTTGCCAGAACAGAATATGGCATGAATCCATCAGGAGTCAGCCGTTTCATGAAAGTATATGAGAAATATTCCGTTCCGGGAGATACACCGGAGCTTAAGGAACAGTACAGGGAATTCAAATTCAATAACCTGGTAGAAATGCTCCAGCTTCCGGAAGAAGACCAACAGATCTTTCATCCGGAGGATAAAAGAGAGGACATCCGCGAATTAAAAGACTTCAACAAAGAAAATGAAAGTAATCCGATGAATCTCTTAGATTGGAAATCTGCACAGAGTACAGAGGACAAGCTCCACGCCACGATCCAGGAATTCTTCCGGGAAAAGACAGGAATCCTCAATGCCCTGTACAGCAGTGAGGCATACCAGTCCGGAAACATCAAGGAAATGGCACAGATCGTCAACCCTGGTGACAGCATGAGTTATCGAAAAGGAACGGTCTTCTTAATGTTCCATCAGGAAGATATCACAGTCAAGATATTCAATGAAGAGATGAGGAATATCTCCTGGGACCAGTTTTTTACATATACACAGGAGATATTTGCGGAAGCGGCAGCAGGAGCGGAGACATATGAGAATTATTTTGGGATTCCAGAGGAAACTCATGACTCAACGCCCAAAGAGATTCCGAAACCTACGCCAAAACTCGTATCGAATCCGATACCCGAACACGATGTTCGCCCTGAACCGGAAATTGCGCTGGCGCAACAGCCAGAATCGGTGGAGAATGTGGAAAAAACTGTGGATAACCATGAAGAAGGTCAAAAAACAGCAGTTCCAGAAAAAGAGGACTCTACATCAGGAAAACCTAAAGCAGATTCCTATTCTGAAACACCAGAATCTCAGCCGGAAAACATAGAAAAAAGTCAAGAAACAGCACTTCCAGAGCCGGAACCACAGATTCCAGGCCAGGACAGCATTGAAAACCATCCGGAATATATGCCAGAACCGGAAGAACAGCCAGAAAGCAATCTGAAACCAGAATTGCAGGAAGACCATCTCGGTGAGGCCAACGAAATGGTGACGGAAGAACTGGAAATTGCGCCGGCGCAATCCGGATCAGAGCCGCCTGCAGCAGAACCTAAGACCAGAAAAGAGTATATAGATACGTTAACAGTTTATGGAACAGCTGAGTATATAGCAAGAGCTATGCGGCAGTTCGCAAACAAAACCTACAGCACGCTTCTGGATCCTGCGTTCTGGGAAACATGGCTAAACGGAAAAGTAGACCATAACGGAAGACCCTGGGAAGATTAAGGGTGCCCTAAAATTCACATAGATACATCCTTCCTGTGTGAGCCTGTCAGATCACAGGAAGGGGAAAGGAGAAAAATGAATCTCAGACAGAAAAAGAAATTATTTAGAAAAGTAACCGGTCAGAATCCTCCGGGATGGATGCATTACAGTAGCCGCCGGTTCCATGATTTTCTTTGCAAACCCTGGGGCGGTCTGGCAGAGCTGAAGAAACAGGCAGCCACCAGAGCAGTAGAAGACTTTAACTGGAATATTTCAAGGAGAAATGAATGGATAAGATCGTCACATCGATACAGGAGATAAATTTAGAGGACATCAGATTCCCAATCATTGCAGTATTTGAACACCCGGAAGATTATCCGACGAAATCTGTAGACAGAATATTTGAATTAACCAAACCAACAGATACCGTGATCGTAAAAGATATACTGGAAGAACTACAGAAAGATATTCAGACACGCTGGATAGGGATATTCTTCCAGAGAACAGAATTTGATGTACCGTCAATGAAAGGATGCTGGGTATGAATCAGGAAGGATTATTATTCCCAAAAGGAACCATTAGAAAAAAACGAAAGAAGCACCACAAAAGTATCATAGACAGAGATGCAAAAGGTCAGTGCTTCATCTGCGGAAAAACAGGTTATACAGAACGCCATCACATCTATGGCAGTGCAAATCGCAAATACTCCGAGCAATATGGCTTAACCGTATATCTTTGCCCGGAATGCCACAGGACTTCAGAGATTGCCGTACATAGAAACAAGGAAGTTCGAACCACCTTGCAGCGGATCGGCCAAAGAACATTCGAAAAGAAGTGCGGCAGCAGGGAAGAATTTGTAAAACTATTTGGTAAAAACTATCTGGAGGATGAAAATGAGCACAAGAGCAGAAATATGTAAACATAGTACAGGACACATCGGAGCTGTAGCAGTATACACCCGTCCCACCTGTCCGAACATGCACATCATCAAAGGCAAATATGTTACGGCCAGAACGAACTGCAAGGAATGCAGATTCTATGAGGAGAGGAAATGAATTTATGTGAAATCACAGACATAAAGACAGGAAAGACTATAGAACCGGCGGTTACGCTGAAACAGGCAGCAGAAAGACTGAAGTGTTCCGGAAGTGCAGTATCAGGAGCTTATTATGGAAATTATGCAATTGGTCATAGATATGCAATAGAAGCGGTAGATACAGCCATTGCAAAACAGGATTCAATATGGACCGAATGGGAAATGCGAAGAAACTGGTTTTTAAAATTATGTGGGAGGACATAAGAATGACAGGAAAGAACAAAGAAGGCTATCCGGATCCGACAGCCAGCAAAGCAATCCGGGCAGCAGATCATATGCCAGAGCATACATATAGAGATTATTGCATACTCAGAGCAATGGCATACCGCATGGGATTAAAGATAACCAGGATAAAAGATTTAGAATCTGGAAAGGAATGGAGCCGATAAAAAAGAAGGAGGCCGGGAACTATCAAAAGCTCCCGGCTAAAAGTATGAAAAAGAAAAAGTTTTATTTGCAATTACTCTTTGCTCTGTACAGGTAATAATATACCCAGAAAATGTGAGCAATATGTGATACAGATTTGAAGAATTTGTGAAAGGGGAGCGATACCGATGGACAAGAATATCCTGGAACAGTACATAGAATTAAAAGGGGAAATACAGGATCTGCAAGACAGGATAGACAAAGATGAACGCAGACTTGTGAAAATAGAAAAAGAAGGCGTAGTGTCTGATACAGTAAAAGGAACCAGAAGTAATGGAACTTTTGGCTCAATCAAAATCACCGGCTATCCGTTTCCTGAATGTGATCGGGTAAAAGGCATGATAAAGAAAAGAGTAGCAAAACTGCATATTTTAGAGGATGATCTTTTAAATGCAATAAATGAAGTAGATGATTTTATTGAGAAGATTCCCGAAAGTGATCTTAGAATGATGTTTCGTTTTAAATATTTAGATGATATGACCTGGGCAGCAGTTGCCATAAATATGAATTACCGCTTTCCGAAGAAAAGAATTAAATATACGGAAGATAGCTGCCGAAAACGCCATAACAGATATTTGGAAAAAAATTGTAAATATTAAAAATGTCCGGTCATGTCCACTTTCTCTATGGTACTATGTAAACTGAACTCAGTGGAAGATCATACAGAGTTCTCCTTCCATTAGATGACTGCCAGTACCCACCTGGCAGATCACCAGAACATCTCACCGAGAGGGAGTGAGCGTGAGCCATTGAGCTGCAGGTTCGAATCCTGATGTTCTGCTTTTCCTATGGAGAAATTCAAACCACATACATTTTTTTAAAACGTCCTGTAGAAATATGGGACGTTTTATTGTTGCGCTTGCCTTATACATAATCGAAAATACGAAAAAATATTTCCAAATGCGGGTTGACAAATTAACCTTTATAGGTTAATATTAAAATGCGATATAGGAAAGGGCGAAGGTGAAGCACTATGATTAATAATTTTGGTAAGTTCTGCAGGAAACTCAGGATAGATAAAAGCGAACTCCTGTATGATATGGCAAAAACATTGGGAGTTTCATCTGCATTTTTATCCAAGGTCGAAAACGGAAAGAAAAAACCGCCGAGAGAGTGGAGAGAAATCCTCATAAGTAACTATGATTTAGATAGAAATCAGATTCGTGAATTGGATCGTTGCATGTATGAGGCGCAAAATTATGATAGCATAGACATAAGTGGAATGAATGATAATGACCGAATGATGATGCTTTCATTTGCGAGAAAATTTAACAATATTGACAAGAATAAGCTGAGAAGCTTTTTAGAAAGTGAGGCTGATGATGAATGAATGTTGCTGCTGACCCAATGTCAAGAGCAAGTATTAGAAAACTGACAAAAAAACTCCGTGAACTTGCCGGATGTGATAAACGCGAATTTTTTCCAATTGTTCGTTTTATAGAATGGATTTTAGCAAATCCAGACAATGGAATAGATTTGGAAATCGTAGATCCGGACGAAATGCAAGATACTTATGGTACAACTAATACTGGAAGTAATATAATGCGTATCAGAAGTGATGTATATGATGGTGCTGTTAAAGGAGATCCAAGACATAGATTTACTTTATGCCATGAGGTAGGACACTATTTTTTACATCAACCAGATTCCGTATCGTTTGCACGTGGAAAAATACCAAGATATAGAGACCCGGAATGGCAGGCGAATACATTTGCAGCGGAGTTAATGGCACCGTATGATCTTGTCAAAAACATGAGTGTTGACGAAATTATGGAGAAATGCGGAATGTCAAAACAGGCAGCAACAATTCAATTTAATGAATATCACAGATGATGTATTGAGCCGAAAGGTTTATACATACAAAAAACCAAGCACCCATTCTTGGAGATGCTTGGCTCTTGCGAAATCTGTATACACAGTTGTTCAACTGGTTACAATTCTCTCTCGACAATTGAATTGTAACACTGCGTATATCCTTTTGCAAGAGTTAATTGCGAAAGGAGAGTGATTTTATGTACATTTTCCGCGCGTGGATTACACGCAAAGATGGTACTCGGGATTACGCCAAGGATCATGGAAAGCGTGCTTTTCGTATCTGGATTGGTCCAGGTCCTGAACCAGAAAAAGAGAAAAATCGATAATTAAATCATTCGAGAAGCATATTTAGCCAGTTGGATATGTTTCTACTTTAAAAACTTTGAAAAAAGGAGTAGAAACATTATGGCAAAGACCAAATCAAGTGTCAGAGGAATTCAGAATAAAAAAATTGTGGTTGTAAAACCATATAAACGAAGTGATGGAGTGAAAGTGAACGGACATAGACGCTCAACTCCAAATTAAATATAATGAGCAAAAGGCATTCTACGTAAAAAATAGAGTGCCTTTTTAGTGCATGCAATTATATTAGGATATTTCTAGCGATATCCAGTAGACTTAATTTAAAAAATATAATATAATAATAGTAAATATATTATTTTAGGAGAAAGATTATGTCAGAGGATGCAAAAACACTTATTTTTAATATTTATGGAGAATTAAAAGAAGGAAATGATCCTGAAAAGATAAGACCGGGAGAAATAGGAATGACAGAAAAACGTTTGATTTCTGCTGGTAGAGAACTCAGAGTAATAGGTTGGTTGCCACATTTTACTGTCACAAAAGATAACAATTCGGGAGTGCAAATATGGTTCATTGGAGAAATAAGTTCGGAAGCAATGGAACAGTTAGATGAGTGGGCAAAAGAATAAAGTTGAAGCAGTCCTTCGGGGCTGCTTTTTCTATACTCAAAAACGAAACGAATGAGAGGCGGTGAGTCTGAGTGACAAAAAAGCAGAAAATATTTGCAGATGAATACCTAATAGACTTAAATGCCACAAGGGCTTACCGGGTAGCATATCCATCTGTAAAGAAAGACGAAACAGCAGCGGCAGCAGCAACCAGAATGTTAAGAAATGTTAAGGTTTCAGCTTATATTCAAGAAAGGATGCAAGAACGCCAGAAACGGACAGAAATCACTCAGGACAGGGTACTGAAAGAACTGGCTGCCATAGCTTTTGCTAAAGCTACAGACTATGCAGAAGTTAAAGACGGGCAGGTAAACATAAAAGACACAGCAAACCTGGATGAGCAGCAGATCAGAGCTATTGCCGGGATAAAAGAGGGCAAATTCGGTATTGAAGTGAAATTAAATAATAAAGAGCAGGCATTGGAACTTCTTGGAAGACACCTTGGAATGTTTAAGGATAAACTGGAAGTATCCGGCTTGGATGAAGAGAAAAAGAAACTGGGAGACATCCTGGAGCAGCTCCGAGGGGGTGGTTAACCTTCATGAGTTCTCAGAGATTAGTATTATCAGATAAATACAAAGCATTTCTACATTGCAGTGCCCCGGTAGAATTTCTTGAAGGAACCTGACTACGGCAGCAGGGAAAACAACAGTAGGACTTTTTAAATTCATGTGTAAGGTTGCCAAATCTCCAAAGAAACTGCATATTCTTGCAGCGGATGATACAGGAACAGCAGAAAAGAATATCATTAATAAAGATTTAGGGATTTTGGATGATTTTGGAATTTTGGTAGAGTACAACGGATCTGGAACAAAAGATGATAAAATTCCCCATTTATTGTTTCATGCCCCGCAAGGCGATAAGACAATATACGTTCTTGGCTATGGCAACAAAAAGAAATGGAAGAAAGCTTTAGGCGGACAGTATGGCTGCCTATATATCGATGAAGTTAATACAGCAGACATCGACTTTGTCCGGGAGGCATCCATGCGTTGCGATTATCTTATGGCAACCCTCAACCCAGATGATCCAACTCTGGATGTATACAAAGAATATATCAATTGCAGCAGACCTTTGCCGGAATGGGCAGACAGCACACCGCAGGAAATAAAAGATGAACTAAGAGAAGAACCAAAACCCGGCTGGGTCCATTGGTTCTTTTCTTTTGACGATAATGCTGGACTTCCGGAAGAAAAGAAGCAGCAGATTATCCAGAATACGCCGAAAGGAACAAAGATCTGGAAAAACAAGATTCAGGGTTTGCGAGGAAAAGCAACAGGATTGATATTCCCGAACTTCAGCAGGAAACAGCATGTCGTTTCAGAGAAATGGATAAAAGCCCAGATGGTAGCAGGAAAGCTGAAATTTAAAAAATTCACCTGTGGCCTGGATACCTCGTACTCTTCAAAGTCTCCGGATACAATCGCAATGATATTCCAGGGAATCACAGAGGACAGGAGATTGATCACACTGGCTGAAAAAGTGTACAGCAATAAGGATCTGGATCAGCCACTTGCTCCTTCCGATACAGCTGTAAAATTCATAGAGTTTTTGGAGAAATGCCGAAAGGATTGGGGATTTGCAAAAGATACCTTTGTTGATTGTGCAGATGCTGCTACGATCACAGAATTGAGAAAGTACAAACGTCTTCATGGCTGTATGTACAACTTTGTAGAATCTTACAAAAGAGTAGAGATTCTGGATAGAATCAAGCTTCAACTTGGATGGATCCAACAGGATTGCTATCTGGTTGTAGATACATGCACCAATCACATAGCTGAATTGGAGAAATATTCCTGGGATGAGGAAAAAGATATCCCGGAAGACCGAAACGACCATACGATCAACTCCCAGCAGTATGGCTGGATCCCATATCGGAATATGATTGGTTTCGAAACGGAGGAAACGAAAAGGTGAAATGGATGGATAAATTAAACGAGAATATAAAGAAGACAGTTCGGAGCTGGCTGAATGTGCTCCCGGCTAATCCATATAATTTCCAGATTAATGAGATACTGGATTTCGAGGGACATGCGATCCGCAACCGAATCTGGTACAGAGGAGACGGAAATGAACTGGAACAGTTCTATCAGCAGAATCAGGAATATGCAGACAGACATAAGTTCTGGGCAAGCAGATGCACTCCTGGAATGGATATGAGAAAGATACATACAGGTCTGCCGGGATTAATCGTACGCACGCTTTCTTCAGCGGTCCTTCCTGATATGGAAGACTTTGAGTTTGAGTCACCGGCTCAGGAACAGCTATGGAAAGATATGGAAAAAGAAAACCGGTTTCGGAAAAAGATAGAAAGCGCTTTGAAAGAAACATTATATATTGGCGATGGAGCCTTTAAAGCAGTCATTGACACAGAACTCAGTGATTACCCGATTATAGAATGGTATCCGGGAGACAAGGTGGAATTTGTTTATCAGAGAGACAGGATCCGCGAAATAGTATTTAAAACTCCGTATCATAAGAAAAGCAGGACATATGTCCTGAATGAAAGATACGGATATGGATACATCATAAATGAATTATATCAGGGAAATAAACTTGTGGACATCAAAACGATTAAGGCCACAGAGAATCTTAAAGACGTTACATTTGATGATTCGGTAATCCTTGCAGAGCCATTTATGATCTACGAATCTGCGAAGTATGAGGGCAGAGGCGGAAGTATTTTTGACGGAAAACTTGATAATTTTGATTCTCTGGATGAAACATGGAGTCAGTGGATGGATGCACTAAGGTCAGGAAGAGCAAAAACTTATGTGCCAGAATGCCTGATACCTCATAATCCGGAAACAGGCGAGCTTGTCAGACCTAATCCTTTCGATAACCGTTATTTTTCTGCAGACGGAGATATGAGAGAAGGACAGCGCAATCAGATTATCACAGAACAGCCTGTTATCCCGCATGAAAGCTATCTGGCATCTTATGTAACTGCGCTGGACCTGTGTCTGCATGGAGTGATCAGCCCGTCAACACTGGGGATCGATACTAAGAAACTGGATAATGCTGAAGCTCAGAGAGAAAAAGAAAAGACAACACTTTACACCAGAAATTCCATCGTAGAAGCAATGCAGGAAACACTTCCGGCCGTGGTAGGGATGTGTATCAATGCAAATAACATTCTTCATGGACAGCAGGTAGAAGAGGTAAATGTAAATATTCCATTTGGAGAATACGCCAACCCTTCTTTTGAGAGCCAGGTGGAAACTGTGACGAAAGCAAAACAGGGTGGAATCATGAGCATTGAACGTTGCGTAGAGGAACTTTATGGCGATAGTCTGGATGAACATTGCAAAGAAGAAGAGATAGCCCGTCTGAAAGCAGAACAGGGCATACAGGATCTGGAAGAACCATCCATCAACATGAAACTTGGTGATTTTGAAGTAGATACAGGAGGTGGATCAGGTGAAGGTTAAAGTAAACAACCGAATATACCGGATGAATAGAGAAGAATACCAGGGACTTCTTAAAATCGCCAAAGAACAGGTCGCACAGGGAATATATGCTATCGAAAGAGAAGATTATGCGGAACTTCGATGTGATCATTGCGACAGCATTACAAAGTTGAAGAAGTTGACACGACAGTTTAAGGCTCAAGGATTCAAGGTATTGTCTAATGGCAAGGATAAATGATGAATACGATATCGGAGCTGCCTTTGAAGCTATAGAGAATGAACTCATAGCATCCATGATCCGCAATATGGAATCTCATAAGCAAGAAGAAATTGGCGAAGACAAACAATGGTCCATGTGGCAGACAGAAATGTTGAAATCCCTGGAAGAATATAAACATAATAATCAAAAGAAATATGGCAAACAGTTTAAGGATATCAATGCAAAGATAGCGGAGCTGATTCGGACTGCAAGAACAGAAGGAAATATGCAGCAGGAGATCACTATTTTGAATGCCATAAAAAAAGGCTTTCCGGCAAATAAAATAAGCAAGGGAGGTACTGCAGAATTTTTTAAACTGAATGATCGGAAGCTGGAAGCTCTGATCAAAGCCACAACAGATGATATGAAGAAAGCAGAAACTGCAGTGCTTCGTATGGCTAATGATCAATATCGGAGAATTATTTATAATGCTCAGGTATATGCCAATACCGGTGCAGGAACCTATGAAAAAGCTGTGGATATGGCAACTAAGGATTTCCTCAAAGCAGGTCTAAACTGCGTGGAATACGCCAATGGTGCCAGACATACCCTTGCAGACTATGCAGATATGGCAATCCGAACAGCAACGAAAAGAGCGTACCTGCAGGGGGAAGGAGAGAAACGCCGGGAATGGGGCGTGTACACAGTGATTATCAATAAACGCGGCAGTGGCTGCCCTTGCTCTTTGTGTGTCCCATTCGTGGGAAAAGTCATGATTGATGATGTATGGAGCGGAGGTCCGAAAGACGGAGTATCTCCCGTTACAGGAATTAAGTATCCGCTGATAAGTGCTGCCATAGTAGCTGGACTTTACCATCCCCGATGCCGTGACAGCCATACAACCTACATTGAAGGAGTCAATACTCCACCCGATGGGAAATATACCAGAGAAGAGCTCAACAACCTTGCAGAGAAAAACGCTAGGCGGGAACGTCAGCAATATGCCGAACGCCAGGAAAAGAAATATAATAGGCTGTCACAATTCTCTCTGGATCCGGAGAACCAACAGGTGTATGGACAAAAACAAAAAGAGTGGCAACATGTAAGAATGAAGACTGGTAATATGGACAGCCAGGAATATGCAGAATCAAAAAGACCACTTGTGGATTTCCACGCAGTTCCGCAGAGTCAGATTGTCAGCCTTCTTCGTACAGAATCACAGGATTGGATTGATCGTTTATCAGAAAAAGAAAAACATGCGATTGAAAAATACACGTTCAATTCTGGCGATCAAAAGCCGGATCGATTCTTTGAACGGCTTAATGCTATGCTTCGTGGAGATATAGCAGAAGATAAAAAACTTAGAGAGTATGCAGAAACAATATCAGGTGCATTGAAAAAGAGTAAGATTCAGCATGATGTTATTACATATAGAAATCTGGACATACCACTTTATGATGAATTTGAAGTAAATGATCTGGTCACGGAAGGACAGTTTATCAGTACTTCGGTGACTCAAGGAGCTGCGTTGAACAAATCATATAAAATTTTGATATATGTACCAAAAGGCAGCAAAGGAGCATATATTGAAAGGATAAGCAGATATCCTAAGCAAAGAGAGTTATTGCTTGACAAGGACACTATATTCAGAGTAGTATCAAAGAAAGAAAAAGAAATAGAATTGCAGGTGATCGTATGAAGATGAAATCAAAGGAAAAGAAAGCCTATAAAGACTTTCAGGACAGAGTGGCAATGCCGGGTAAACCAAGAAAGCTTACAGAAGAAGAAATTAAGAAATTGAAAAAAGAAGGACGTATTTAGTACCACCAGTCAGAAATGGCCGGTGGTATTTTTATACTCTTTTTTAAAATTGCGCCGGCGCAACAGAGGGAGGTGAGAACATGAAAATCGAAGTGATCCATAATTTCTACGATAAAGAAAACAACTTGAAGCTTCGAAAGGTCGGAGACAAATATTCGGTATCAAAAGAAAGAGGGAAATATCTCATAGCATTAAAAGTGGCTAAAGAGATCCCGGAACAGAAAGGCGGTGATCCAGAATCTCCCGCTGAGGCGTAGGGTGAAACGCCTTATTTTTATGCCCGAAGGCTTAAAACTACGCGGAGACACCGGGTTAACAACTGTTTATGTGAGACACACGTAAAACTGTATTCGTGCAGACAGCACATAAAAAACTGTAAAGGAGCATGTAAAAATGTATAAGAGATTCAGATGCAAATTATCAATGAACCTGCAGACATTTGCAGAAGGTGGAACTGCTGACGGTGGAGGAGGTTCAGGAGCAGAAGGCGGAACACCACCAACAGGAACACAGCAGACACCACAGTTTGATTATGATAAACTGGCCAGTCTGATCGCGGGAAAGCAGAGCGTAACAGAGGAATCTGTTTTAAAAGGCTATTTTAAACAGCAGGGGCTTTCAAAGGAACAGATGGATCAGGCAATTGCATCATTCAAACAGCAGCAGGCGGCAAATACTCCTGATGTAGCAGGACTGCAGAGTCAGATTACAGAGACTCAGAACCAGTTGACAGCAGCACAGGCAGCAGTGCAGGCCGCAAAGGTTGAAAACGCAGCTACAATGATGGCAGTATCCCTGGGGCTTGATGCAAAGACAATTCCATACGTCTTGAAAATGGCTGATCTTAGTCAGACAGCAGGACAGGATGGGAAGATTAACGAAGAAGCACTGAAAACAGCACTTAATACGGTATTGGAAGCTGTTCCGGCTTTGAAACCACAGGCTGACGGAAAGACCGGTTTTACTCAGGTAGGAACTGGCGGTAATCCGGCACAGCATTCTCAGACAACTACAAACCAAACAGCAGTGCCAACAAAACGTTGGAATCGCTGGAACTAAAAAGAAAGAAGGTATAAACTATGGCATTAAATTATGCAGAACAGTGGAGCCCGGAGCTCCTTGAAATCCTGATGCAGGGAACCCTGACATCTCCATTTGTAACTAGCAATGTTAGATGGCTTGATGCCAAAACATTTCATTTTACTCAGATGAGCACATCCGGATACAAGAACCACAGCAGAAAAGGCGGCTGGAATGTTGGTTCTTACGAACAGAAAGACGTACCATACACACTGACACACGACCGTGATGTTGAATTTATGGTAGATAAAGCAGATGTTGATGAGACAAATGCTACAGCTTCTATTCAGAACATTTCCCGCGTGTTTGAACAGACATGGGTAGTTCCGGAAACAGATGCGCTGTTCTTTTCCAAGGTAGCTCAGGCAGCTCAGAAGACAGAAGACTATCATGGATCCACAGCAACATCTGCATACACAAAGGCAAAAGTATTCGGTATGCTCAAAGATATCCTTGCAAAAGGGAAACTCAGAAGATACAAAGCAAATGGTTCTCTGCTTATGTATGTTCGCAGTGAGATTATGGACGCTCTGGAGCAGTCTACAGAATTCACCAGAAAGATTGAAATGACCCAGATTGCAGAAGGTGGTCTTGGCATTGAGACCAGAGTAACTGAGATCGATGGTGTGCCGATCATGGAAGTTATTGACGATGAGCGTTTCTATGATGCATTCAACTGGGAGCCGGAAGGCGGCGGATTTGAGCCACTCAAAAAAGCATCCGGAGTGACAGGAGCACACAAGATCAACGTGCTGGTTGCCTGCGGTCAGACCTGCAAAACCGTACCAAAGATTAACAGTATTTATTACTTTGAGCCGGGCGGACACACCAAGGGAGACGGATACCTGTATCAGAACAGGTCATTTTCTGATGTATTTGTGTTCCCGAATGGACGTGATGGCAATATCGACAGTATTTATGTTGACGTAGACACAACAGAGGTTGGTGCCTGATCGGAGGGCGTCATATGAGATATAAATCGTATGCAACAGAAAGCTATTACCTGGATACCTATGAAGGAATTCTGATACCTGAAGATGAAATAGAAAAAGCATTAAAGCAGGCAAGCAGACATGTAGATTCCCTGACCTACAACAGGATTGTAGGCCGGGGTTTTTTAAATCTTACGGAATTTCAACAGGAAATTATCCGGGAAGTTATATGCAGACAGGCAGAATTTGAGTATGAGAACGCAGACGAAATAAGCAGTGTCCTGTCCTCTTACAGCATTAACGGTGTATCTGCCCAGTTTGGTAGTTCATGGAATGTATTTACAGGAAAAGGCATTGCAATGAAGAGAGACGACTATACACTTCTCTGCCAAACCGGCCTTTGTTGCCAATTAGCGAGGTGATCATATGAAATATCCATGTCTGGTACCCAGACGGTTATGTAAAACAGATATCAGCCTGTCGCTTGACAGAGAAGGTTTAAATGAGTACGGAGAACCGCTGGAACCTATACAGTATTCAGGAAAATGTAATTATCAGGATAAAGCCCGGACAGTGTTGACTGCTGAAAAGAAGCTGATCAAGATCACAGGAACAGCCTTGTTTTGCGGGGACATATGCCCGGAACTTCCAGTCATATCCGGCGGTGAGGCTGTCATATTTGGTGTAAAAAGGCGGATCGAACAGGGAACAAAGGCACGAAATTCTGACGGTTCAGTAAATTATACAGAGGTTCAGCTAATATGATCCGGGTAAATTCAACAGTGAGATTGAATCTTCCCAAAATCCGAGAACTCTCAGAGATGCAGGTGAAAGCTCTGGAACAGACGGCAGAAGCGCTTCACACAGAAGTGGTACAGGCTCAGGTTTTCCCGAGAGATACCGGAAACCTGCAGAATGAAAGCACGTTCGTGGATACTTCCAAAAGCAAACAGGGGAAAGTATCTATAGTATCATCAACTCCATATGCCAGAAGGCTGTATTTTCATCCGGAATATCATTTCCATACAGACGAAAACCCGAACGCAAAAGGAAAATGGTATGAAGACTGGATTCCGGGAGGAAGAGAGGCAGATTACTGTACAAATGCATTTAAACGAATCTACAGGAGGCTGACAGGAATATGACATTAGCAGACGTGAGAGACTATATAGCTTCCCTTGAATTGGCTGCACACGTATACATGGGGAAACTTCCGGATAAGGAAGATAAATCTATTGGAGTATACAACAGCAAGCATCAGTATCCACAGCACATAGCACTTGGAGGCCCCGCTCAGGAGGGATACGGGCAGAAATATATAACTCTGCTGATACATTGGAATAAATCTCCAAGGGATACCGAAAAAACAGCTACAGAGCTGTTTGAAGTGCTCAGACGGGCAAGGGATATAACGATTAATGATGAAACCATTAAATTTATACAGCCACTTTATGAAATCCAGGATGTTGGAACGAACGATTCCGGAATTTGTGAAATGGTAATAGAGGCGGCTGTTATCTATGCGAAGAAAGGAAAACAGAATGAAACGTAAAGCTTTACAGATGAATTTACAGAAATTCGCAGGAAAAACAAACGTATTTCCGGTTCTTGATAACAAGTTCAAAGTTGGAAAGACAAAGGAATCAGCGACAACCATTGCAGATATGGAGACATTTTCCGTAGAGTTTTCTAATGGTGTGGAAACCTGGACACCTATGGACCAGGAAGGCTGGCAGAGAGCCCTGATGACTGCAAAGGCGGTTACCATCACTCTCAGTGGAAAGAGAAACATTGGAGACACAGGAAACGACTACATTGCAGGAAAACAGTTCAGTAACGGACATGATGCAGAAGGATATTTTGAATGGGAGTTCCCGGATGGAACAACCGTATCCTGGGATGCCGCTGTATTTGATGTTAAGAACTGTGGTGGTGGAGATTCCACAAATGTAGCTGCATTAGAGTTTGATGCAATCAGCAATGGCAAGCCTACTGTAACACCCGCTGTATAAGGAGAAGAATAATGGCGAAAAAAGTAAATATTACAGAAAAACTGGAACTGGATGGCAATCCATCCCTGATTATTGGCAAAGAGGAGTTAGAAGTAAACGCAGATGCAGCAACCATGTTAAAGATCATGGGAAAATATTCAGAATTTACCTCGGAAAATGCTACAGCAAAAGACATTCTGGATTTATACAATTTAATGCTCCCGGAGGAAAGTCGGGAAAAGATTGAAAAAATGAAGATCAGCTTTAATGATCTGACGACAATTGTCATGGAAGCCCAGAAACTTATTGTAGGAGAGGAAGAAACTGCGGGGGAAGCTCTGACCCATACTATGACCTGATTGAAGATTATGACCTGATCGTATCTTCCTTCCAGTCACAGTATGGGCTGAGACTGTCGAGAGAAATACACAAAATGTCATGGACAGAGTTTAAACAGATGCTCGTGGGAATTGACAATAAAACAGCACTCGGAAGGATTATCGCAATACGTGCAGAGGATGATAAAGAAATTCTGAAGACTTTTACAAAGGAACAGCATCGGATCAGAAATGAATGGAAAGAAAAACATACAAAGGTAGTGGCTGAATCCATATCAAAACAGGAAATGGATACCGCTATGGATGGATTTAAAAATGCCTTTTTACGAATGGCTGGATTAGGAGGTGACTGAAACTACATATGGCAACAAGTATAGGACAGATTGCACTTGATCTTGTAGTAAACCAGAACCAGTTCCAGCAACAGATGAACGGTATTACCAAACTGGCAAAAAAAGCAGGTGTTGCACTGGCAGCAGCTTTCGGAACCAAGAAATTAATTGATTTTGGCAAACAGTGCCTGGAATTAGGCTCTGATCTGGCAGAGGTCCAGAACGTAGTAGATGTGACGTTTCCTCATATGACTGCAAAGGTCGATGAATTTGCAAGGTCTGCGGCACAGAGCTTCGGTCTCTCAGAGACTATGGCGAAACAGTACACTGGTACATTTGGAGCCATGGCGAAAGCTTTTGGATTCACAGAACAGCAGGCTTACGATATGGGTTCTACTCTGACCGGATTAGCCGGAGATGTAGCTTCATTTTATAATCTGAGTCAGGACGAAGCTTACACAAAGCTTAAATCTGTATTTACAGGTGAGACAGAGTCTTTAAAGGATCTGGGCGTTGTAATGACTCAGACAGCCCTTGACAGTTATGCGTTGGCAAACGGATTCGGCAAGACCACATCACAGATGACGGAAGCTGAGAAAGTAGCTTTACGGTATTCATTTGTGCAAAAGCAATTGTCAGCAGCTTCCGGGGATTTCGCAAGGACATCTGGAAGCTGGGCAAATCAGGTCCGCATCCTGAAGCTGCAGTTTGATTCTCTAAAAGCAACGATTGGACAGGGACTGATCAATTTATTTACGCCCATCATCAAAGCAGTAAATACTCTGATCGGGAAATTAGCAACTCTGGCAAATGCATTCAAAAGCTTTACGGAGCTGATAACAGGCAATAAATCATCCGGAACAAGCCAGATCGCATCAACAGGCGCAGCGGCAGCTGATGCGGGAGCTGGTATGGAAGATGCCTCCCAGTCTGCCGACAACATGGCAGATTCTACGAAGAAAGCCGGAAGTGCTGCGAAAAAAGCGGCAAAAGAGATGCGCTCTCTGATGGGATTTGACCAGATCCAAAAGCTAGATAGCCCATCTGATGCAGAATCTGATTCGGATTCTGGCACAGCAGGTGGCACAGGAAATCCCGGAGTCAATCTGGGAGATGCTGTTGATTTTGGAAAACTGGCAGAAGGCGAGACAACTATTGATAAAACCAACAAGAGTTTGGATAAACTTCTGAAACGCTGTAAAGAACTGGCTAATATCTTCAAAAAAGGATTCCGGATTGGTTTCGGGGATTCCCAGAAGAAAATAAAGTCCATCAATGACAGTATCAAAAATATAGGAAAAACACTCAAGGAAATATTTACAGATCCGGCTGTCGTCGAGTCAGCGAATCATCTCTTAGACTCCCTGGCATTATGCTTTGGGAAAATGGTTGGTTCCTTTGCAAGAATAGGATTAACCATAGCTGACAATCTGATTGGCGGATTTGATAAATATCTCACAGGAAGCAAGGATTACATTAAGGAAAAACTGGCATCTATTTTCGATATCAGAGCAGAAATTGCAGATTTAGAAGGTGATTTTTATGTTGCCATGGCTGACATTTTCGATGTATTCTCCGGGGAAACAGCCAAAAGCATTACCGGACACATTATAGGAATTTTTGCCGATGGAGTTCTTGGAGCTTGCGAGGTACTCTTGAAATTTACAAGGGATATAGAACAGATTTTTATCTTGCCTGTTACCCAGAATGTAGACAAGATAAAAACAGCAATCGAAAATACACTGGTTCCGATTGAAATAGTTCTGAATACCCTGCACCAGGCGGTTGTAGATACATTTGAAAAGATATCTGAAACGTACGATCAATATGTAAAACCTTTCATGGATTCTCTTGCACAGGGAATTTCAGATATCGTAGGTACCTTCCTTGATGCATATAATACATACATTGTTCCTGTCTTGGATTATCTGGCGGATAAGTTCAGCACAGTGTGGGCAGAACATATACAACCCGCACTCAACGGAGTCATCGAACTGATTGGCAAGATCTTTGAGAATTTACAGGCATTATGGGAAACACTCCTGGTACCTGTGATCAACTGGATCATTGCAACTATTTTACCTATTTTAGGACCGATTATTGCTAACATCGGAGATCAGATTTTCGATCTGCTGGCTGTTGCAGGTGATGTGATCAAGGGAATCACGGATATTCTGGGAGGATTCATTGATTTTTGCACGGGTGCTTTTACTGGAGATTTTGATAAATGCTGGCAGGGAATTGAAGAAATCATAGAGGGATTCAAGACTATTGCTGAATCAATCTTTAAATATGTGAAAGAACATATTTTTCAGCCATTTATTGACTTTATAAAAGGAGTCTTTGAAGGATCCTGGGCGGGAAGTTTTAAAACGCTAAAAACAATACTGAACACATTTGGGAAATCTGTAAGCCGGATCTGGTCGGATATAAAACAGATATTTAACGGAATCATTGATTTTGTTACGGGTGTTTTTACAGGAAACTGGACACAGGCATGGGAAGGTATCAAAAACATATTTGGTGGAATATTTGACGGATTAATAACTCTGGCTAAGACACCACTGAATGTAGTTATTGACATTATCAACAGCCTGATGGAAAAACTTAACTCCGGTTTATCGGCAATAGAGAACGCATTTTCATTCAGTTATGATTTCAAGAATCCTATTACAGGTACCCGGCATTATGGACATTATGGTCTGTCTCTTCCCAGAGTACCAACTATACCTCATCTTGCAGAAGGCGGATTTGTACAGAAGAACACGCCACAGCTGGCAATGATCGGTGATAACCTTCATCAGGGCGAAATCGTCTCACCGGAGAATAAATTGCGCGAGATGGCGATTGAAGCAGCCAGAGCCGCATCCGGAAATGGGATTACCAGGGATGAGTTCGAAAGGATCATCAATAATGCGGTTATGCGTATTGTTGCAGCTCTGTCAGAAATGGGATTTTATCTTGACAGTACACAGATCGCAAAAGCAAGCAAGACAGCACAGGAAATTATTGATATCAGATACAACACAGTAGGAGTAGGCTGATGGCAAGAAGAATTTTATGGTCAGGGAGTGTTACGCTCCCTGCTCCAACAAGCATTACAGTAAATGACGAGATAATATGGACTTCTGACACAGGCAGAACATTAGCAGGATATATGGTAGGTGATCCTGTAGCAGAAAAGAAAACAGTATCAATTAAATGGGGAATACTTACGGAAGCACAGATGGCAGTTATAAAAAGTACATTGGTTCCGGGGTATTTCCCATTTTCGTTCCGTGATGACGGAATCGATATTACGATACAGTCATACAGGGGAACATTGTCAAAAGAACAGATTGGATGGCTGAGTGATGGAATATTTTATTACAAAAGCGCATCGGTTGACATAGTGCAGAGGTAACAAAATGATCAATACATCAAATGCATATAAAAATACAATCAAAGAAAACAGAGTAATTCATAATCAGGTAAGAATTACCTTTGCGGATGGCAGTATAAAGACAGCAGCAGATACAGGACTCTTGCAGTTTGGAATTACAGATGAGACATCAAATAACAGCAGCTTTGATATTGGTTCAGCTATTGCAAAACAGATTACTGTTAAGATCAACAATACAGACGGAGAATTAACGAAAAAGAATTTTTCCGGAGCTGAGCTAAGTGCAAAAGTTGGTCTGGAAGTGAATGGAACAGTGGAGTGGTTGGATAAGGGGACATTTTACGCAGAACCTGGAAAAGATACAGGTGATACCGTGACAGTATCAGCCTTTGACAAAATGTTGTCTTTTGACCAGCCATATACCAAAAGCAAACTGGCGTATCCGGTTACACTGAGAGAAATCTTACAGGATGCATGCACTTGTTGTGACGTTCCACTGGCTGCTGATACAGCAACCTTTGATAATTCAGATCTGACAGTGGAGAGCAGGCCTGACGATTCAGCACTGACATTCAGACAGATAATCCAATGGGTCGCACAGATTTCCTGTAAATATGCAAGAATCAATAATGATGGACAGCTGACTTTGAAATGGTATGATACATCATTACTCGGATTGTCGGTATCAGATATGCAGAACAATAACAGAATAGTCAAAATTGATACCATGAAAAGTGGAAGTTCAGTTGAAACAGATGATGTGGTGGTAACAGGGGTCCGTGTTACCGAAGAAAGTGAAACAGAATCTTCCGGAAAGACGGAAACGATTTATCAGTACGGAGCAGACGGATATGTTCTGGAGATTACAGGAAATAAACTGATCCAGAGCGGGAATGGAAGCAAAATAGCAGAATCTGTCGGGAAAAAACTTACAGGGCTTCAGTTCAGACCTTTAAATGTGATTTGCCAAAGTGATCCATCCACAGAGGCTGGTGATATAGGACTTGTAATAGACAGAAAGAATAATATGTATCGGACCATTATTACTGGAGTTCAGTATAATGGTGGTGGTACACAGACAATTACCAGTAGTGCAGAATCTCCTGAAAGATTATCTTCTACGCGATACAGTGAAGCAACGAAACTGTATAAACAGTTTAGAAATGGCTTGTCAAAAAACAAAACCGAATGGGAAAAAGCCATGGAACAGCTGACAAAAGCCATGAAAGAACAGGTGGGTCTTTATCCGGTTATAAAAACACTGGAGGATGGAAGCAAAATATATTATATGTGTGACCATCCGACGCTGGAGGAATCAAAAGTTGTATTTGAACTTAATGGAAAAGGATGGGCAGTAAGCACAGATGGCGGTAATACATGGAATGCAGGTCTTCTCGTAGATGGCACCATGATTACGAAAATTCTGAACAGCATCGGAATTAATGCGGACTGGATCAACACAGGAGCTCTTGTTGTAAAAGACACAAATGGAGATACTCTTTTCCGGGCGGATATTGATACCGGACAGGTCTATATTAATGCGACAACACTTAAAATCACCGGAAAAGATGTTGAAGAAATCGCACAGGACTCTGCAAAAAAATATGTCACTACAGTAGTTGATGATATTGCAAAAGACATTAATACTCAATATTTTGGGGCGTATGATCCAGGTTTGACAAACCTTCCGGCAAAAGAATGGACAGATATAGAAACAAAAGACAAGCATGTAAACGACCTTTTTTATAATACCGACACAAAGAAACTTTTTCGTTTTATTAAAGACGGAGAAAATTATACCTGGGAAGATTTTCAGGATTCGGAGATACAGAAAGCCCTGGAAGATGCAGCTACTGCTAAGGACACAGCAGACGGTAAAAGAAGAGTCTTTATCAATACCCCCACTCCGCCATATGACGAAGGTGACATGTGGGTAACGTCCATGGAAGATGGGAAAGGAAAGGTCAAAATCTGCAAGACTGCACGTGAAAATGGAACATTTGTTTCAACAGACTGGATTTTCCCAGGATATGTAGACAGTAACGATGTGCAGGACGCTATTGATAATTATGATAATAGTCTGGGGCAGCCTGAAATATTCAATAAACTGACCGACAATGGGAAAAATAAAGGTATTTATATTCAGGACGGTGAACTGTATATAAATGCGAGTTATATCTTATCCGGTGTTTTGGCCGGTAAGTTTATTAATGGAAAAGGCATGAGTGTCACTGATAAGGAAAATAAAACAACATTTTATATTGATAATGATGGCAATGTCATGATTGCCGCCAAAACTCTTACTATAGGTGGTAAGGATGTAGAAGATATTGCTGGAGATACTATTGATGAAAAAATAAAGAAAGCAATTCCGTTGGTTATACAGTTATCAAGTGAGTATCAGGCAATCCCGGTAAATGCGGATGGAAACTATTCAAGTTTTCCAAGATGCGAGGTAAAAGTACAGGTTTTTTATGGGGAATCGGATGTTACATCAGAAGCGGCTATATCGTACTCGACAGAAAACATAACAGGCACGTGGTCTTCAGGTACACACACTTATTCCGTAAAGAGCTTATCCGAAGACATTGGATGGGTTGATTTTTCAACGACTTATAATGGAATAACAATAACCAAGCGCTTTAATCTTGCAAAACAGTATGCTGGCGGGAACGGTACGAACGGAAAAGATGCCACTGTTTATTACCTTGAATGTGAAACAACAACGATCAAAAGATGTTCAAACAGCTCTGGCGGATATGATTATTCGCCTTCTCCGCTGGTGTTTCATTTGTATTCGCAGACAGGAGCAGAGGAGAGAAAACAAAACATTTCCGGTAGATGGACGTTTGAGTATACAGAAGACGGAAGCACATGGAACGCTATTTCTGGAACTGGCGTGGGAATAGATATGAAATTCTCCACATGGGATAGGATAACTAACAGAACCACTGCCATCAGATGTACTGTCAGAAATTCTTCCGGAGTCATCCTCGGGATGTTGAGCGTATCCGTACTTGCAGATGCGGAAGTGACAAGAGAAGCTGTTTTTAACGCTCTGACTGACAATGGCGATCGTCAACTTATAGCCTATGGCTCAGATGGGAAATTGTACATTAATGGCGAATACATAAAGTCTAAAACCATAACGGCCGATCTTATCGACGTGAATACACTTGATGCGATTGTTGCAAAAATAGGCGGATTTGTGGTCGGGTCTACCAGTATACATACCAGCGGCCGCAATTCCATGACGTCAACTACGCAAGGTGTATACATAGGAACAAACGGATTTAGCGTATATAAAGACGCGGGAAATTATTTTAATATGAACACTAGTGTAGGATTGCAAATAAAAGGCGGTACTATCAAATTAGGCAATGTAACTCTTGCGGAAGCATCTGATAAAAAGTCTCTGAGCGTCAAATATGGTATGCAGGTACACACTCAAAGATCATCTGGAGAATTCACGGACGGTTCAGGCGAATTTAAACTAATCAACTTGACTACTGTCTCATCGGGACAAACTCTTTGCATTGCGAGTAATATCGTATATAAGTTGTCGTCTTCTTCAAAAAGATACAAAAACCATGTTCGAAATATGGATAGCTCTGAAGCGGATAAACTCCTTAAAGTTCCAGTGGTATGGTTTCAATATAAAAAAGGTTATTTGAGAGAAGGAGACTCATTTGAAGACAAACCAGTGCCGGGATTCTATGCGGAAGACGTGTATAAACAATATCCTGAAGGAGTAATATTTAATGAGGATGGGCAGATAGAAGACTGGAATTACAGAACCATGATTCCGGCAATGATGAAAGTTATTCAGGATCAGAATGAAAGAATTAATACATTGGAAGATACAGTGAACGCATTGAACGAAAGACTGAACAAATTAGAGGGAATGTTGAAAGGGGCGGTTAAATAATGCTGATTGCGAATTTCACCAATTATGGTGAAGAAATTACAGTAGACGGACTTTGGCAATATGATTATGGTCAAAGATTACAAATTACTGGACTTAATCTCCCGGATATATTTGAGGTTCATTTATTCTGGAAGGGATTGGAAGAAGCAAAAGTTGTAACAGGTTATACCGAGAATAATAAGTTTTATGTTGATATTCCAAACGAGTCACTTAAACAGAGACAAGCTATCACTGTTTATATTTATCTATCAACACCTGAAACAGGAAAAACTGTAAATACCGTGATGATGTTTGTAAATAAACGGCCAGAGCCTGAAGGATTTGAAATTCCCGAAGACATTGATTTATTCCACCACACATTGACCGCTGTTGGGGAATATACAAGGCAGACAAAAGAAGCTGCACATATGGCAGATACCAGAGCAACCGAGTCGGAATCCTGGGCACATGGACATAAACTTTATCCAGAACGGGATAAAGACAATGCAAAGTATTATGCAGATCAGGCAAAACAGGTTGCCACACAAAATGGTTTCTGCCGTATGGAAATACGGGAAGATGGACATCTATATTTATCCCGTACAGAAAATATTGTACAGAGTTTGGATTTTAAGATAAATGATAAAGGGAGATTGGGGGTTATGATGTCATGATAGAAACAGATTTAGGATGTGTGACTGCCTATGCTGATGCAGTAGCACAGGGTTACACAGGAACTCGTAAAGAATTTGGTCAGGTGCTGGCTAATTTTGCAGATTCTGCAACACAGGTTGCGGCAGACAGGACAGCGGTAGAAGCTGCAAAGGCATCCGTAGAAGAAATGCAGTCAGATGTAACACAGAAACAGGAGACTGTGGCATCTAACATGAATACAGCTGTCGAAGCCGCTGAAAAAGCAAAACAGTCTGCAAGTAACGCAGAAGCATCAAAACAGGCCGCTGCTAAGTCTGAACAGAACATTAACAATACCGTGACAGCTTTTGATAGTCATGTCGAAGAAAAGAAAAGCGAAGTAGACACAGCAATAAATAAAACGAAAGATGCCGCAGTCAAAGCTGTGACAGATCAGCAGACTGCATCTATTCAGGAAGCAAAAAGTCAGATTGCGTCCTACATTACAGAAAAAGAAAGCGTAGCAGAAGACCAGATTAATAAACATACATCTGATAAGATTACAGAACTGAATAAAGCAGCAAGTACAGCAAAGACTGCATTAGAACAGTCCATATCAAATTCAGAAAAAGCAAAAACAGCTCTGGACGGTAGTATTACCAATTCTGCCACATCCAAAAATAATCTGGATAAGAGTATTGAAACAAGTACCGGCAAAAAATCAGATCTTGATACCAGTATCAAAAATGCTGATACAGCAAAGACTGCATTAGATACTGCCACGACTACTGGAAACAATGCATTGCAGGCATTACAGAGTGAAAATAGTTCAGCCGCATCAAACCTTGAAGAGTTGAGAGGTGAAAACTTTAATTCACAGGAAATTCTGGCAGGGGTTGCTGACCTGAGAGCATATCTTGGACTGTCAGATGATGATATTCTTGGTTTACAGGTAGATTACAGGAATAAAACTTTTAAGAGACTGGCAGGTGCCACTAACCTGACACCCGGCACTGACTTTGACAGATTTTCCATGTATGGTGGCAGACGTAAATGTAATGTTGCTGATAATGGAACTATCAGTGCTTGGTTTGGTGATGAAAGTTATGCGGAAGATGGTTCAAATGGACAGGTTATGGTATATCAGCCTAAGTTCTATTATCTGGTATGCCCGGTCGTATATGATCCAATTGATACAGGTATTGGTTACCATTTGAGAAAAGCAAATTACTATGTATCAGAAAAACCAAGACCAGGTTTCAGATTACATCCGGCATTTTATGATGCGTCAGGAAAAGAGATTGATTATTATCTGACATCTGCATATGAAGGAAGCATCTATGACACAAGTGCAGCGGCTTATCTTTTACAGGATGAACAGGTTATGTCTTCCGCTGAGGATAAATTTTCATCTATTGCCGGTGCAAGACCTGCATCGGGTTCTTCACAGAATCTTACAAGAATTGAAATTGAAAAAATGGCACAGAACAGAGGAACAAACTGGCATGGTGATCTGATTAAACAGATATCTGCCGAACAGCTACTGATGATCATTGAAATGGGTGTTATGGAATTACAGACACCAATTGGTCAGGGTGTCATAGCATTACCGTATACTACAGGAGATGATACTACAAGTTCATACGCAGCCGTTACAGGTTCAACTGCTTCACTTGGTAATGGAACTGGTAGAGCAGAAAAAACAACCACATACGAAGGTGGTAAGGTAACAGAATATACCGTGAATGGTAAAACATCAATTTGTTGGCGAGGCAAAGAAAACTTCTGGGGCAATATCTGGAAATTTGCATATGGTATCAGTATTTGGGGTAACGGAAAAATGGATGGTGGACAGCCTTACATTTGTTCTGACTTTGAGTTTGCTGAAAATAAAAACAGCGGAAATTATGAACCGGCCGGATTCACTGTAGCACCTAAAGAGGGGTATATCTCAGCAATGGGGTACTCTACTAAATTCGATTGGCTTTTTATTGCATCGGAAACGCTGGGTAATAGTTCATTACCTGTTGGGGATTATACATATCTCACACAGAATCTGAATGGTTACCGTATCGCTCTTCTGGGCGGTTATTGGGCTTATTGGTCTAATGCGGGTGCTTTCTGTTGGAGTCTGAATTACGGTGTTGGTGGTCGGTATCGTTATGTCGGGGGTCGCTTGGTATATATCCCAGATCGTGATTCAGATGCTTATACTGCGGCTGTTGAAGCATGGAAACAGAAAATGGCAGCTTAATTCGTAACTTATAAACTTGATTCAGTAGGTTGAAAGAACTTCTGATATTTTCGTTATTTACCTGTAATGAAAACTATAAAAACAATCACTCAACTAGGCAGTAATTGGAATAATTGGTCTAATGCAGGTACTTTCTATTGGAATCTGAATAACAGTGTTGGTAATCGGAATCGTAATATCAGGGGTCACTTAATATATTTGCATTGTCAGCCGGGTGAGATATCCGGCTGATTTTTAATCCCATTTCTTTCAACCCTGCCACATGGCAAAACAGAAAAATAGGCGGTGCAGACAAGTCAGAAATGATAATACCGCCTTACTTAATTACTAAAGAGGAAATGTCAACCGTATTTACCGGGCATACATCTGATGTATGCTGACTGAAATTCGGAACTGCAATATACCAAAAATGAAACGTTATGACCATCTATTTGAGAAAATTTGTGATATTGAAAATCTGAGAAAAGCACATAAGAACGCAAAGAAAGGAAAAGGGTGGTACAAAGAAGTTCAGGAAATAGATAAAGATCCAGATAAGTATCTGGAGCAGATTCAGGAAATGCTCATCAACCATACTTATAGAACATCTGAGTATGAAGTGTTTTATAAGGATGATGGCAGAAAGAAGAGAAAGATTTATAAGTTGCCTTACTTTCCTGACAGAATTTGTCAGTGGGCTATCTTACAGGTAATTGAACCTTGCATCATCAATAACCTGACTACTGACACATACTCAGCAATACCGGATAGGGGAATACATAAGGCTCTGCATAAAATGCAGGATGCAATGTGGAATCATCCAGAAGAATGTAAGTATTGCTTAAAACTGGATGCACGACATTACTATCAGTCAATCAACCATGATCTTCTGAAAGAAAAATATTCCAGAATGTTCAATGATTCTGAACTGGTATGGTTACTGACTGAAATTATTGATAGCATACAGACCGCAGACATTGAAGATCTGACGGCAATTTATTTACTGGAAGAAGATGTTGATCCTGAAACTGGAATACCGATAGGCAATTATTTATCACAGTATTCAGGAAATTTTTATTTTTCATCATTTGACCATTGGATAAAGGAACAAAAACACATCAAGTATTACTTTCGGTATATGGACGATATTGTTATTTTTGCAAAGACAAAAGAAGAACTTGTTGAGTTAAGAAAAGAAATTGATGTTTACTTTAGAGATGAACTAAAACTAAACATTAAAGGAAACTGGCAGGTATTCCCAACATTTGTCAGAGGGGTTGACTTTTTAGGATACCGAACATTTTACAAATACACTTTGTTGAGAAAGACAACCTGTATAGAAATGACTAAGAAATTAACTGCATTACGGTTAAAAGTAGAATCCGGGAACATGATGAACTACTCTGAATGGTGTTCTATAAACAGCTATAAGGGTTGGCTTAATTCATGTGATTCTTTCCGGTTATACCAGAAATATGTAGTACCATTACTACCGTATGCGGATGATTATTATAAATGCAACATAAAACCCAACACAAAGAAAGGACGAAAGGTAGCATGATTGATTATGGAAAACAGAGAAGCACAGTCAAACCAGATGAATTGGAGCTAACTGAAACAAAAGTTTTTGTCAGTTCCAACATCACTGAAGTGAATGAACCGGAAACGGATGAATATTCGGGATTCACTGGGTATGAATTTGATCTGATAGAGTATAGCAAAGACGAATATATCAAAATTCAAGCAGAAAAGAATGCAACGCTGGAAGATGAAATTACACAGGCACAGGTGGCAATGTGTGAAATTTATGAAATGATTGGATAGAAAGAGGGTGTAAGGTATGGCAAAGATTTATGCGGCACTAATTATCAAAGGTGTAAAGACAATGGATGATGTACCTGACAAACTGAAAGATGCTGTAAAGGCTATTTTAGAAGGTGGTAACTGATGTTTTATCAGTTGATCATAAAATTACTATTCAGAAAGGATGTGCAGACTATGGCGATTATTTATGCAACCTTAATCATTAAGGGTAAGAAAACTTTTGCTGATGTTCCTGATAAGATCAAGGACAAAGTAAAAGAAGTTCTGGTTGACTTAGATTGTCCTGAATTAGCAGAATAATTAACAGGTAATCAAATTATCACAAGTACAAAAACAACCGCTATATGACGATTATATAACGTCACAGGCGGTTGTTTTTATGTACAGAAAGGAAGTAATGAAAGAGATTCTACTGGAAACCTATTCTGTTGCACTTCCTATTATTTTAACTGCTCTTATGGGCTACATTGTGTGGCTTTTAAAGAATCAGAAAAAAGATAGGGATGCGAACAGTAAAGGGACCATGCTGTTACTGAAAGTACAATTAATTGAATACCATGACCGTTATATGACAGATGGTGATATTCCATCCTACGCTTATCAAAATTTTTGTGAGATGTATGATGCATATCATGCTCTTGGTGGTAATGGTATGATTACAAAAATGAAACATGAGATTGAAGAATTGCACTTAAAGAAGAAAGAAGGGAATAGTCATGAAAAAAATTAACTGGCTTGTAAGAATTAAGAATAAAGCGTTCTGGGTTGCATTTATCCCGGCGGTACTCCTGTTAATTCAGGTAATTGCATCTGTGTTTGGCATCCAGATTGATCTGGGTGATCTGGGAAATAAATTGTTAGAAGTGGTCAATGCAGTGTTCAGTATACTGGTAATTCTTGGAGTAGTTACGGACCCTACTACTGCTGGAATCACCGATAGTACACAGGCACTTGAATATACAGAACCGAAAAAATAGGGGGTAGGACTGTGGAGATTAAGGGTATTGATGTTTCCAGATGGAATGGAGTTATTGACTGGCCCACCGTAGCAAACTACGGTATGGGCTTCGCTATCCTGCGAATCACGGAAAAGGGTAATGTTATTGATAGTACATTTGAAGCCAATTATGAAGGCTGTACTGCCAATAGTATTCCTGTCGGTGTTTATAAGTATAGTTATGCAGTCAATGTTTCAGAAATTCAATATGAAGCAAAAAAAGTAATTGAAGTCCTGAATGGACGAAAATTGGATTATCCTGTATTTTTGGATATTGAAGATAAGTGTCAGGAGAATCTGTCAAAACATCTTATGATGCGGATGATTAACGCATTCAGAGAAATCATCATTAAAGCTGGTTATCAGTTTGGCATTTATTGCGGGTACTCCTGGTATCAGTACCAGCTTCCAGAGGATGCGAAAAAGTATGATTGCTGGTTAGCTGCTTACCCATCACAGGATGATGGGACAATGCAGATCAGATTAAAACCTGCTGCTGGTATTGGCTGGCAGTATTCCAGCAAAGCAACTATTCCGGGAATCTCAGGGAAAGTAGACAGAAATGTCTTTTACAAAGACTATACTGCAACAAAAAATGAGGATAAGGGGGAAACGACAATGGACAAAGCTATTGAAAAAGTTATCCTGATTGCGAAAAACGAAGAGGGCTATTTGGAGAAAAAATCAAACAGTCAGCTTGACAGTAAGACAGCAAACGCAGGATCTGCTAATTTTACGAAATATTGGAGAGATATAGAACCATCATATCAGGGGCAGCCTTGGTGTGCGGCGTTCGTATCTTGGTGTTTCATGAAAGCCTTTGGTCTGGAAAAAGCTAAAAAATTGCTGAAACACTGGCCTTACGTGTACTGTCCAACACTGGGAAATTTGTTTACCCGGAACGCAAACCCGAAAATCGGTGACATTGTTATCTTTTATCATAACGGTACATTTACCCATACAGGACTTGTTACCGCCGTAATCGGTGATCGTTTCTATACGATTGAAGGTAATACAAGTGGGGCATCCGGTATTATCGCAAATGGTGGTGGTGTATGTGCTAAAAGTTACCTCAATAGTCAGATGCCCGGAACTAAGTTCTGTACACCGGATTATAGTATTGTATCTGATGCATCCGCACCTGCAAAACCTGAGAATACATCATCTAATACTACACAGACAGGAGAGGAATATATGTTTGAGCCAAAAACTGTAAAAGCTGGTGACAAGAATACCTCTGTACTTTTGTTACAGGAGATTCTAAAATCACGTGGATTCAAAGGAAAAAATAAAAAAGACCTTGACCTTGACTGGGAAGCAGGAGATAATACCATATATGCTCTGAAACAGTATCAGAAATCAAGAGGTCTGGATGTTGATGGGGTATGTGGATCAGCAACATGGAAAGATCTAATTGCTATTTGATGCGAATATGGTGGCAATGCCACCAATTTGCCACCGACATAGAAATATACGTGAAAGACTTAAAAAGACAAATAAACTGAACGCCTGATAATTACTTATGTTATAGGAGTTTGAAAGCTGTAAAAAGCAATTAAAAGTGAACCATAGATAAACTGTTCATGTGGAGACTGTGGTGTTGCTACAAAGGAAGAATATGTAGAAATCCTTGAATTTACGCACTTTGCAGAGTTTTTTAGCTTCAACAGGATTGCTGAAAATCACAAGGAAAAAGAGCTTGTGAGGAAGGTGACTGTTGTTGTAGCGTTAGACCTCGGTTGTGGGAATACAAAGAATTCTGAATATGAAAGTAAATAGAGAACTATCAGATATATTGATAGAACGTAGGGATACTTGAAAGAGTGTCCCTATTTTTTATATTAGGGCATTCCATTAGGAGTGCCTTTTTCAATTCAATTTAAAAGGAGGTTCACTATGAACAACACAGCGTTAGGAGCAGAAAACAAAAAGGAACAGACAATCAATTTTATCAGCGAAGCACATGAAAAATTCTACTATGAAAAATTAAAAGAGGTACGCTATCAGGATGTGTACCACAAGGCACTTTGCTATTGCCTTGGTATCAGCGATGATACAAGAAGAAATGTTGATAGCATCTATGATTTTAAGACGGGATGTGTAAAAACTGAGTGTCTGCATGAAGGCTGGCAGACCAGTGGCAGTATGAAGGTGGTGCGAATGGCATTTAACCTGTATTGCAACGGCACACCGAGTGTAGATGATTACGCAAAAACAGAGGAACAGGTAAACGAGTGCAGGCAGTATACAGTGGAGGACTTGTTTTGCTGTGCCTATGCACCTTTCTTTTGGCCGGCGATACAGATCCGCTATCCGGAGTATGCGACTTATAACCGGGAACTGTATGCCTTATTTGGAGGAGCTGACTAATGTTAAAAGTCAGATTGATGGGAACGAAGAATGACATTGTGTGGTTTCAGAAAATCTTACAGCGTCATCCAAAAGTAGAAGTTCTGGAGATATCAGAGCTTTATAGCAATAAAAGGACAAACAAATATTATAGAGCTTATGCGGAAGTACAGAAAAGCAACGTGAACTCTCCAAACTTTCATAACAGGGATAGATACTCCATTTGCGGAGGGAGGAACG